CTATGTTAACCTCATAGTTATTTAAGGCATTAAAAACATCAACATCTAGTCTATCTTTAAATTTAGCAATCACCTTTTTAATATGAGCCTCCTTATGCTTCTTATAAAAAAGAAAAGCATCATTGGGTGTATCAAACACATTCCCCTTTACTTGCTCGCCTTTCAAAAAACCCAAAGACGCCACATACTTTCCTTTTGATTTTGAGAAAGTTACTCCTATGGGCAAGTCTCCTCTACAGGCTTTTCTATTAGTGATAAGTTTGTTTATCTCTTGTGGAACTAACCGACAAAGCTCAGGTGAATAAACTTTGTTGCCCTTGAGGATTATATCCTTGTCCAAGTTAACCGCCCGCTTTTCGGAGATATGTTCATAACCTTTCATTTTTATTATGTCATCATAGAAGTTCATAAAATTGTGCCACCGATCACAAACATAACACCCTTTGTATTGAGGGCATTTTTTTTGGAAAGACTCACTGTAGCATCTCCTTAGCATTTCTCTCCATAGCACGTATTCGCTGGTGTGCTTCCCGTTAACTTTTGCGGGTATGTTTGATGTGTTGTAACCAACTCCTGCCACACCAGTTCTTGATTTGTGTCTAGCCTTAGACCCGCCCAACTGTTCAATCAGATTCATACCACCTCTCCCAAACTGATGACCACTTCTTCCGGCAAATCACTGTCTTTTAATATCACGCTTCATCCTCCTGCATTTCAATTACTTCGTCAGTAAAATCACGAGGGCCCGGAGTAGCGAATTTTTCAGTTGCTCCATACTCTTCCTGAAGATAAGCATTGAAAAACTCTGACTTATCCATCACACGAAAGCCATCTGGAAGAGCGTCCTGAGCCTGCTTGAATATTGTTTCAAGCGTAGCTCGGGTAGGGTACTGACCAAGAGGAAGTGACATTGTGAGTATCGCTTGCTGCCCAGATTCCTCTTCAACCGCATAAACCTTCATTTCCATTTTAATTGGTGCGTTCATTTTCATTTTGTTGCCTCAATAATCTTTTATTAAAATAAATAACTATGCTAAAAATCCGGGCTACTTTTTTATTAAAGTAGGTTTATGCGACTTTTAGCTTCTGATTTAATGCGAGCTGGTCAATTGCCCGATCTATCGTTTTGTTAAAAGCAATCACGCTTTCCTCAAGCCCGGCAATATCTAAATCTTTTGCAAACACACGAATAATTACGAGTTGCAAATACTCAGGCAGGCGAGGGTCATAACTCACGAAGTCGCACCATTGGCGTTTTGTGCAAGCCAACTGCCATGTAATTTGTGGAATGTACTCATCTGGCACTTTGCGACTGAGCAACGTGTTTAAATGCGTAGTCGTGTTTGGGCACTTCACTTCAAGCTGACCCTGCTTGCCAACCAACCCATCAGGAGAAGCGCCAGACAACGGGATAGAAGGGTGGTCAATTAGGCCTGTACCTTCTACAAATTCACCTGTTTCATTTTCATAGGCTGTGATTGCATGTGGCTCGTGATCGATTCCCCATTGCATCAACTGAGTAGTTTTAGTTTCTTCCTGAACGCCAGTGAGGCGCTCGGAAAGAATGATTAAGCCTAATGAATTAAGCACTTTGCCCTTGGCTGGCTTGGCATCTATATCCTTGATGCGACTAGCAGTTACTTTGCCACATCGCTCAGAATGCCAGTCATCACTACGCTGGAGAATGTTCATAGGTTTCTCCTTCGCGAGCCAAAGCCTGATCAGCAAATTGTGCGATTTCTTTTAATGATGCGGAGTGTGTTGTCCAAAGCGTTTTCTTAAACTCGCTTTTAGGCAAAGCGGTATAAGCCTGCTGCAACCGCTCGGTGCCGTATTGCGCCTCATTATTTAGGTGTGGCAAATGAAGAGCCTCAAACGCTGCATAGCCTTCCTGAGCAGCGCCACTTACGGTGCGTTCAGATGGGATAAATTCTGAATGATCATTCAACTCGTCATCTGTATAAACACCAAGAATCACATCAGGGAAGTGCAAACGAGCTAACTTTTTGATAGCCAAATAGGCGATCTGTTGCTTTGGGTCATTTGCCCAATTTGGAGAATTACGTGTGGTACCCACCTGGGCAAATGAAACATCAAGTACACGAACATTTGTCTCACCCTTAAGCATGACAGACACACGAACCCCTATATCAGCGGCTTTACAGGTCTTACCATCCACCTTTGACCAGTCGCCATACCATTCATAATCTGGACGGCTGGTAATCGGGGCGCGAGCTATGATTACCGCATTGACGAGTTGAGCTTCATAACCCAAGTTACCGTTAACTAGGTGGGTTTTTTGAGCTACAGCGAAAGGATTCATTCCCCATTGCATAGCCTGCATTGTTACGGCTAGACAGTCACCTGAGTTTCCCTGCAAGTGCTTTGGCACAGTGATTACCGCTTTGCACATGAACTCCGCAAATGCCACCATGTTTTGCATGGATTGTGGATCAAGAACCAAAGCTGAGGTTTGAGCATTGTTCATTAAAACAGGTGTCTGTGTATTTACCGGTGCATTCATTTTTTATTCCTCAAAATTTAATAGATACGTGCGGAACTAAACCTTTATTGATTGCTTGCAAAATCTCTTTGCCTTTTGCCTCATCAACACCTAGAGCCAGCAAACCTTTTAGAGCTTCATTGCAGATTTTTTTCTTATGCGCTTGATTTGCTTGACGTGCTATTTCTGCTTGACGCTCTGCCTCAGCTTTAGCTGCCTGCTCAGCCTCAATGCGCTTACGTTCATTTTCAGCAGCTTGCACAGCGCGTAATTCAGCAGCTTCTTTTTCGGCCTTTAATCGAGCTTCGCGTTGTTCTGCCTCAGCCTTTTCACGTTGTACACGTTCAGCTTCAAAACGTGCTTTTTCTTCGGCTTCGCGGGTCGCTTTTTCGGCAGCTTCGCGGGCAATCTGAGCCTCACGTTCTTGTTGCTGGCGAAGTATTTCAGCTTGACGTAGGCGTTCTAATTCAGCCTGCTCAGCTTCACATTTTTCACGTGCCGCCAGCGCTTTTTGTAGAGCCTCAAGTGTTTCAAACTTTGCAATTTTTGCCTCTTGCTCGAACTCCTCAAATAAAGGGCAAACCTCTAAAACATCAAGCATTCTGATCTGGTCAGAGAGTCGCTCAGCAGTCATTTCGTGAATAACAGATGGATGAGCAAAATCTTTAATTTTTTCAATGTCGGCTTTGTGCTTCGCCACACGATCTTTTTCGGCCTGCTCCCATGCATCACGCGGCGCCAAAATTTCGTTGCGTAGCTCATCAAATTTCTTTACAACCGAAATACGATCATCGTCAATGACCTTAATTTGCGCCTTTTGTTCAGCTACCAATTCTTTACCGCACTTTTCAATTAGTGTTTTCGATTTACTAATCTTCATAGCCAGTGAACCGATAGCATCACGTCCTTTTTTTGTTGTGACATCTGGCACATGAGAGCGCACTTCTTGGGCAATGCGCTCGAATAATTCATTAGTTCCGCCAGCTTTAGAGAAGGCAGCAACTATCACGTTCTGTTCTAATATTTGTAATTCGTTTACCGGTGCATTCATATTCTTCTCCTAAGCAACCTGTGCCAATTCCATCCCAAACAATCCAATTTCGCGCTTCACTTCTTCTAAATTCGTGAAGTAATCAAATTGCTGGGTCGTCAATTCATCAATTGCGATAAACTCATCGTTAAACACACAGTCATCCGGCAGACCACGGTAAGTCTTAACTGTGCACACCTGGTCTGTATCGACTGTGCCGTCTTGCAGCACTAAGATGGATAGCGTGACGCGCTGGGTGTGCAAGTCATCAAGCAGCATGTACTGCGTGTCCAAGTGAATTTCGATGCGGCCAAAATAGTGGGCTACAAAATCAGGGTCATAGTCGTGAGTGTTGAACTGCTCGGCAAAAGCGGTTTTGATTTTCATACCCGGCGCTCCTTCAAAATCCCCTCAACCAGTGCGTCATTAATGCGCTCAATTTCAAACTGGTCGATGTAGGCATTCACTTCTTCACCGAGCTGATCTTCAACTGCAATGATTTCCATTTCTTCAATTTCAGCACCGACAGCCGAGTAACCCACGCCATTTCCATCATCAAAAGTGGAGTACTTGAATTCGACCTTGATTTCGTATTCTTCATCTTCTGTTGCCAGTGTTGCAGGGCAGAAGTCTGAGCAGCGTGAATCGATCTTCACGACATGGTATGAAGGAGAAACAATACTGATCTGTTCTTGTTGTTCTACCGCAATAGTCCCACTTGCATCGGCGTAGTTGCAGCCTGATACCACTGAGGCAATTAGGAGGCTATTGAATAAAGTAAGTTTTGCATTCATAATTAATTCACTCACTGAGTAAAAGTCCCTGTCCGTCGAAAGCTAGGGGCTTTTTTATTGTCTGTGAATTAATAGTAAACATGGTGTGTACTATAGTCAAGTCATTATGTGAACTTTTTGTTGATTTATATGTTTACCTATTTTGTTTACTTTTGTTGAGGCAATAAAAAACCGCCACTGGGGCGGTATCTGTTGTTTTAACTAGATTATGGCAGCGAGTTTTGAACGTTAAAGGCGTAAGCCACGACACAAAATTCCTGATCCATAATATCTTCTGCTGTTAATATTTCTTCTGGATACTCTTCAGCGTTGGCGCTAACGATGCGAACGCCACCTTTTGGCATTCGGTATAGAAACTTAAATTTAAACAGACCACCATGATTGATTGCATAAATCTTGCCGTCAACTATTTGTGTCCTACCTGTATCTACATAAACAGTTGCACCATTATTAATAATAGGGGACATAGAGTTACCGAATGCTGTAAGCGCATAGGCATTTCCTTCGTAAACCCCGTATTTATTAAGAGTAGCTTTACTTAAACGCAATTTCCTTGTTGCTTCACCAATAATTTCTGGTGTACTTCCTGACCCACACGACACTAAAAAATCCTTATAAAAAGGGATCTCCACTTCATCATCATCTAATGGAGTGTTTGAGTCCCATCCCTGTACTTTTGATGCTTCAACATTTTCACCAGACTCATCCCCATCAAGAATCCAACTAACAGAGACGCCAAACTCAGCAGAAGCTTTAATAGCTCCTGATTTTGACACTCCACGTCTTTTCCAGTTGCTCACTGTTTGTGGAGACTCGTCAATTCTTTTAGCAAGTTCTTCTTGATTAAGGCCACTAACTTTCAATAGGCGCTCTAGGGAAGGATGCATTTTTATTTTCGCTCTGTTTAGTTGCAATTTCATTATCTAAAAAAGTAAACACTTTGTGTTAAACAAGTTGATTGACAATAGTTAACGCAGTGTTTACTATTTAGTTAACGTGGTGTTGAGGTGTTTTTATGGCTCTGTCAGTTAAAGCCGATAAAGAAACCATCCTGAATTTAGGCGGACCTGCAAAGGTTGCAGAACTTCTTGGCTACAACAGTCGGCAGAGAGTTCAGAACTGGATGGTTCGCGGAATACCTTCAAGAGTAAAGCTTGAATATCCGCACTTATTCTTAAATCCAAATATTCAGCGCAGTAAATCAACTGCTGCATAAGGAAAAAAATATGAGTCTGGAAAAGAAATCTACACATGTCCGGTTGTCCCCTGAAATTCATGAACGGGCTAAAACTCTTGCTCTGATCAAAGGAAAAGAGCTTGCACAGTACCTGGCTTTTCTTCTTGAGAAGGAAATCGTTGGTGAGTGGCATGTTCTTAATTTACAAGCAAAATCATTTGAGCGCTTGGGATTAACGGCTTTGGTGAGGGACTTGAGTACCGAGGTATGGGAACAAGAGGGATTTGATGGGACTGAGCGGGATTTAGACAAAGAAAAAGCCTGATGTACTAGATCAGGCTTCGTGTTCAACCAGAGGTAAATCTATATGAACAACAATATTTTAACAGAGATAGAACTAAACAGAAAGATCTATCTGTTTCAAAAAGCGGTAGAGCGATATGCGGTAGAAAAAACCCTGCCTAATGCTCAGGCCGTGTCTCAAACCAAAGCACAATTGCTTGCCTTCACCTTCGGAGGTGGCAAATGAATATTGGTGTGGATTTTGAAAAATTCATAAAACAGGCAGCAGTCGTGGAAGAGAATTACACCAAGAAGCCCAATGTGGTGTTTGATGAAATCATGCGCCAAGTAAGCGCGAATGCTTATAAATGCCTTGATGTAATTATTCGCTGCACTCTTGGCTATCAACGTGATAGCTATCCTATTTCATCAAGCCTATTCCAGGAGATTACTGGAATCAAAAGACGCGAAACTATCATTGATGCAATCCGTGAGCTTGAGCAATTAAAGATCATTTCTGTTGATCGCAGTACTCATATTAATACTTTTTTCTTAACTCTTTCTTTGTACGGAAAAACCGTACATGTACTAAAAAACCGTACAGAGTTGGAATGTACGGAAAAACCGTACAGACCTTGTACGGATAAAGCGGACAGAGTTAGTACGGAAAAACCGTACACTATTAAAGAAAGAAAGAAAAAAGAAAATAATATTAAATTTTCTTTCTCTGAGTCACTAAAAAATCTAGGTGCTGATGAGCAGTTAATCAAAGATTGGCTAGCTGTCCGCAAGAACAAAAAAGCTGCTAATACCGAAACAGCTTTCAAAGGTTTTGAACGTGAATTCAACAAAGCAAATTTAAATATCAACACTGTGCTGAAGATCTGCATCGAACGTTCATGGCAGGGCTTCAATGCATCTTGGTTGCAGAACATCAACCTTGCTGAATACCAGGAGCAAGAGCAGTTATCTGAAAAACCAGCATCACAAACAACTTCTGGCGAATGGGTGGACTTCTGATGACAACACTACATTCGATGATGTTTGAACAGGCTGTACTGTCTACGTTGATGACTGTAGCTGACAGTCTGAATGCACTGGAAATCAAACCGACTGTTGAGGATTTCTACGCAACACGTCACCAGGAGATTTTCAAAGCAATCGAGAATTTAAATATCCAGGGGAAACCGTATGACTTTGTGATGGTTAAGGATTTTGTTGAAACACAAGGCAAGATGAATCTTGTGGGTGGTGAGCAGTATTTCCTGGAGCTTTCCCAAGAAACAGCAGCAGCGTTTTTTAACCTGAACAGCTACATTAGCAAACTTAAAAAACTGACTGAATGTCGCAAGGTGGAAGAAGCTGGCAAGAAAATCATGGAACTGGCCCAGAATACCCTGATTGAAGACATGCCACTCAAAGCCCAGGAGATTGCAGCAGGCGTAGAGTCTGTCATTGCCACAGATACCCGATACAGCCTGCAAGATTCCAGTGTGGCTGCCCTGGAGATTCTGGAACGTAAAATTGCACATAAGCGTGATAACACTGGATTGGCTTATGGTGTAAATACTGGCCTTCGTGATCTGGATGCCATTATCGGGGATATTGAGCCTACCCATCTTTGCGTTGTGGCTGCTGCACCAGGTGGCGGTAAAACCACATTGGCCCAGATGATTGCTATTAACGCAGTAAAGCGCAATAACGCACCGACGCTGTTCTTCTCTGGTGAGATGTCTCATGACCAGGTGACGAGCCGAATCTTGAGCGCTATAGGCCGAATTCCTTTTAGCAATATCAAACGTGGCGAAATGACGGCTGATGATTACAGCTCATGGGTACACCTGACAGCACATGTTTTTCCACAGTATCCGCTAGAGATTGTGGATAAGGCTGGAATCAACCTGGCTGAGATGCGCGGAGAAATCAAAAAGACTATTGCCAAGCATGGCCGCATTGGCTGCGTCATTGTGGATTACTTGCAGCTCATGACTGACCCAACATCAACCAAGCGTTATGAGGTGGTTACTGCAATCTCTATGGGCCTTAAACGAATTGCAAAAGACTTCAAGTGCCCTGTAATTGCGCTGTCACAGTTGACCAAGGAGGCGCTAGGCCGTCCGTTGACTATGTCTGATCTACGAGAGTCTGGGCAGATTGCTCAGGATGCCGATCAAATTATTTTTCTTTATCCCGATTCAAAAGATATGGGTGTGATTAATGCCAATGTTGCCAAGAATCGTCATGGCAAAACAGGTGTAGCTCGTCTTTTGGATGGTTTTGAATATTGTCAGTTCCGAAGCGTTCAGCGACCAGATGACGAGAGTATGGGAGGTGGGGTGTGAAGGAATTCAGCGCAAGCATAAGTGGCACGCCAAGCCTAATTCAAACAGATTTGGGCTTAGAGAAATACTGCAAGGGTTGCAATGAATACTATCCAGCAGATTTAGAGTTCTTTTTCCTAGCCAGGATTAATAAGGATGGGTCTCTTCGGCTGGAAAATCTTTGTAAGGCATGCCGAATGGAGAAGAAAAGAGGGGGAGCGGCATGAACACTACTCAGTCACACAGCTACATGTTCGAAATGACGCTTGAAATCGTGTTGTTCATTACCTTTCGAACAAAGAAGACCTATGTGCAGGATGTCTTGGATGATGTGGTTTCAGGCGCAACAGGTAGAACGGTTCAGCGGTACTTGTCATCACTTGAGAAGCTTGGATTTATTGAAGGTGATGGCAAGTGCCCACAAGGATTCTTGCCGACTGAAAAAGCCAAACAGTTATTTGGAGTAAATCCATGAAAAAGACAAAACAAAAACTATCCGCAACTTGGGAAATCTTATCAACAGCTGAGTATGTGGAATCACTGGATCGCAATGTAAATGACGATGATCTGGTGAAGATTTACCAGGGTTCATTTGTACCGCTGCTGCTGGCTCATCGTGTAGAGCGCAAGCAAATTTGGACTGTATCAATCAAGACTATCGCCAAGGCTGACGATGGCACCTTGCATGAGCATGAAATGGAATGGTCTTTCAATAAGCCAATGAGCATCAAGGAAGTGATCAATGGTGCCAAACATATCAAGGTTGAAAGCGATGGCATCAAGACACGCTGGCAAGGCGTATCAAAGCAATGGCTTGATGCAGTGGATGAAGATTTAAAAGGGCTTACAGCTGTGAGTGCGTGGGCTACTGCAACGTGTGTGGGGATGGTTGAGCAGAGAAATCCAGCAGCGGTGCTACTAGGCAAGATGATCAGTTGGGGAGCCACCGCATGACTAAGCATGACAACGTGAGCCAGGGGAAGATTATGAAAGCGACTGAGTTTGTTAAAGAGCATGGCATTGAGAAGGCAAGGGAGGTGGTTGATAGTGCTCCTGAATCTTCAACATTAGTATTTTATCATTTTGATGTAATTAATAATGAATTACTTGGGCCTGAATACTATAGAGATGGTGGCTCTCAGCATTTTGATAAAGACAATAAATCATGGGGTTTCTGTGTAGACCCTCAAACTAGAGTAGCGGAACCTCATGATGCACTAGAAAGTCTTTTCGACCTAAAACGCCTTGTTGAGAGTTATGAGCTTGTTGAGAAGTGTGGCGGTTTAAACTCTCTAAAAGCATGGGTAAAAGAGACAAAGAGCAAACTCAGTCTTGCGACTTATTTTCATTGCAACAAGCCACTTGTTCTCATTCAAATTGAGAAGGCTGAACAAGCCATCGCAGACGTGGAGGCATGCCATGAAGTCAATTGAGGATATGGCGCATGAGTATGCCTTGCTGCACATGAGTATGCCGCGCTATCACGATGTGGATGATAGGGAAATTGTTGCTTGGGCTGTGGAATATGCTCAAGCCATGCAAACCGAACTCAATAAACTCAACCGAGGCGTACCAGATGCAATTCTCGAAGCTGAGCGCCGGAAGTGTGAGCACTTTTGGGGTAATCAAGTAACAGGTGGTGTAGTTGAAAGCTGCATGATCTGCGGACAGCGTAGGGAGGAAGGGTGATGGGAGAATTAACTATTGAGCAAATGCAGCAGATTGTTAGTGGCGCACCTGAAAATTCACAGGTTGTTATACCTTGCTCAGACGGTGTTATGTATTTCGCTCAAAGAGAAGATGGTAAATGGTTCCGGTATAGCGATGGATACCAGAAGTGGCTTGAGTATTTCGGAAAGTGCGACCCAATGGATGTGGCAATCAAACTGGCCGATATTAAATCTGAAATTGATCACCACTATTACGGTCGCAGCGAAGCGGAAGAATTGGCTGCCTATGCGGAGCTGAGCCAAGAAAAAATCGAAGGTGGTGCCATGTTTATTGGTGACAACTCCAAGGTCGTGCAGATGGTTCGAGATATTACTGACCATTGCAGCGACATCAAAAACCACATTAGCCCAAATACGAAGGTGATTGATCATGGATGAGAAATTTATTGCCCTTACTCAGGAGTGGCACACCAAAGGCTGGAATGCTCGTCAGAGTGAGATTGATGACTTAAAAGCCCAGCTCGAATGCTGCCGGAAAGAGAATGCAGTGCTGTTGGGGAAGGTGGGTGAGGGTGAGAAAAGGGTTAGTGAGTTGAATCAATGGAACAGCAACCAGTACGAATTAATTAAGCGTAATGAATCTCACACACAGAGCTTAAGGCATTTACTGCAAAAGCTCATTCATGATGACTACACAACAATGCGCCCAAGTATGGCGTATGAGATTCAAGAGATCCTGCGAGGTGCTAATGACTAACCTCAGCATTACTGCAACACAAGCGCGTAAAGCCGGAATAGGCCCTCGATTTGGTGTGAAAACCAAGTCGGGGAAAAAGAAATCCAATCCAGATCCAATGCCAAAGGTTCCGGCTCATCTGGTCGAAGGTCAGGGCTTTGCACCGATGAACAATGAACTGCTCTGGTGTGAAGTTTTAATCACACCTCCTTCGGTAAATCACTACTGGATTCGAGGTAAGAACAAGACTAACCGTCTCAGTAAGCGTGCAATCCACTTTATTGACGTTATGAAGCGTTTTATTGAGCCGGCAGGTTACTTGGGTCGGGTCAAGGTAACAATTGAATACGCGCCACCTGATGCGAAAATACGCGACATCGATAACATCGTAAAACCATGCTTCGATGCTTTGTCGAAAGGTGGATTGATTCTGGATGATTCCCAGGTGGATGAATTGCTTGTGAAGCGGTTGCCATCAGAAAAAGGCGGGAAGCTGATTATTCAAGTTGAAAAGTTAAGGGTTTGAGGGAATAGGGATGAATGCGATGGTAGCTGAAAAGATGACAAATATTGAATGGTTGGGGCAGCAGTTAAGAGCCAAAACAGCAAATTATGAAGCAGATACACCACCAACAAATGAAATCCCTGTCAATTGGGAAGATCGCTGTGGTGCAATTGCTCTGATGCCAAATGACGAAACCAAGGCTTATGCGTCAATTCTGGTATGGGGTGATTACCGGGACAATACAGATAATTATTCCGTGGTCACAAAATACATCACAGATTACTTGTGGCGCATGGTGCAGGAGGAAATGGATAAGCAGCGTGAAAGCTTTGATATGCAGCAATTCTGCAAGCATATTGCACGTATGGAGCTGTTCTACTCATTACGTCCAAAGTTGCGCGAATACCACACATTGAAAGGTCGCTTGGTATTTTCAGGGATTGATTATATTGAGCCAAATACTTATTCAAAACGCTATGCATGGTTAGGCAATGCCGTAGAACTTTTGCTCAAAGAATTGAATGATGAGGTAGAGCATTATGCAGGCCAATACCGGAAAAATTTAAGAAAATTGAGTGTTTGACATCCTATATGGATGTAAGGTATTCTTTTTCTATACTGGTCGTATTACGGTTCAACCGAGACCAAGTGTTATCTGATAAAATGTTGACTGCTAGGAAAGACTAGTAAAGGCTCATCGAAAGGTGGGCTTTTTGCATTATGGCGGTCCTATTAATTTCTAGTGGTTTTTAAATCAATGCCGCCACCCAGATTTTACATACATCAAAGCTCGGTCAAATGATCGGGCTTTTTTGTTGCCTGTAAAAAGGCGACCCAAGCCTACTGGAGTGCTGACCAGTGGAACATGCCTTTGAGTAAACTTCCTTCGGGAATCTAGACTAGGGAGTAGCGTCCCGACCTAAAGAGGATTGAAAGCAAGTAAAGCAGACCGTGCATGTTAGGTGTGTGTGATTGTGAGTAGCGGTAGATCAGTTGCCGAGCTGGTCAGTATCGTAATCTAAGGCAAGGGTGTGGCAATTTGCCATGTCCTTTTTAAAGCGCCATTAGCTCAACTGGAAAGAGCATGGGTTTTCTATACCAATGGTTGTGGGTTCGAGTCCTACATGGCGTGCCAATGAGGAAACCACAATGAAGCGTGAAGGCTGGGATGGTTAGAGAGGTGTTTGATGAAGCAAGCTACGTTTTCACCAGTATTTGCATCCATGTACTGTGGGTTGTGTGATATTGCTAGAGATAATGGATATGCACTTGCTGTACATGGGACAATGAATCTTGATTTTGATTTGGTTGCCGTACCTTGGACGGACAAAGCAATTGAACCGGAAGAATTAATAAAATTAATAGCTGATCGCTGCAACTTACTAACTGGTCAAGAGTTTGGTACAGGGATATATAAGCAGGATGCAGAGATCAAGCCTCATGGTCGATTGGCTTGGCTAATTATAGTTGGTAGTGGTGCTGCTTTAGATATCAGTGTTATGCCTAAGCTAAGTAATTGAAAATATTATCATACGATAATTAAGGAGAAAGGAATGCTCCGATACATACGCCAGATATTCTGCTTCCATGCGTGGGAGTTCGAGAATGACGTGTTCAGGGTGAAAGAGTGTAGGAAGTGTGGGAAATGTGAGAGTGCGTGAGTGCTCTTTTTTGTTGTCTAAAAAAGGTAAAAAACCATGTCAGAACAAGAGATTGAAAAAGAAATTCAAGACAAAGGCTTAAATGCACCACGCTTAACACCAGATCATATTGATAGCGTTATTGTTGATAAATATTTCTTCACAGCTGCAAATGCACAATGGGGTGCTGACCCAAATACAACAGCCTTGATTGGGATGCATAAGCAACTAGAGACATTAACTTTCTGCGTTTTGATTTTAAAGAATGGTTTCACGGTTACGGGTGAATCAGCGTGTGCAAGTCCTGAGAACTTTGATCCAGAGATTGGCCGCAAAGTGGCGTATGAGAATGCACGTAATAAAATCTGGATGCTTGAAGGCTATCTGTTAAAAGAAAAGCTTTACCAAGATTCGATAGATAAAGAATTTTAAGCCCTCTTCGGAGGGTTTTTTAATGAGGTCAATATGTCAGAACAATACCCTGGCGCAGAACCACTTGTGGATGATCGTCATGAGTTGTTCTGTCATGAATATTTAATTGATCTTAGCATCAAGAATGCAGCAGCACGGGCCGGATTTAGTGAAAGAAGTGCTCGTCAACATGGTTGGGTGGTTTTCAATCGTCCAGAAGTTAAAGAGCGGATTGCTTTTCTGCGTGAAGAGCGAAATCGAGAGCTTGGGTTAGATAGCTATTATGTATTGAAAAACCTTAAATCTATAGCTGAAAGATGCATGCAAGCTGAAGAGGTGATGATTGATGGTGAGCCGTCTGGTGAGTTTAAATTTGAACATTCGGGAGCGAATAAAGCCCTTGAGCTCATTGGTAAACACATTGGTATGTTTAATGACAAGGTAGAACATACTGGCAAGAATGGCGGGCCAATCCAGACAGTCAATACAACCATTACTTTGGATGAGTTTAAAAAAGCCCGAGAGGATATTTTAAATGACTACTGAAGCGAGAGATGTGGCAATACAAGTTGAAGCTCAAGAGGATTTGTATTTCTTCTCTCGCTATATGTTCAAAGAACGTCGTAAGTATAAGTGGATGCATAACTGGCATCATCGGGTGGTCTGCGATGCACTTATGAAAGTTTTTCGCGGTGAAATAAAACGATTAATCATTAATATTCCACCGCGTTACTCCAAGACTGAATTGGCGGTAATTAATTTTATGGCTTGGTGCTTTGGTAAGGTGCCGGACTGCGAATTTATTCATGTGAGTTACTCTGCCACATTGGCTGCGAATAATGCATTTCAGACTCGTAATCTGGTCCAAGAGCCCGCTTTTAAAAAGATATTTCCTGACCTTATACTACGCGATGATAGTAAGGCTAAGGATGACTGGCGCACTGTTGCTGGTGGTGTGTGTTATGCACAGGGTACGGGCGGAACTATTACAGGTTTTGGTGCGGGTAAGATTAGAGAGTCTTTTGGGGGTGCAATCATTATTGATGACCCTCATAAGGCAAGTGAGGCCAGCTCCGATACCATTCGTAAGAATGTCATTGAGTGGTTCCAAAACACACTTGAATCAAGGACTAACTCACCAGATACGCCAATTATTGTGATCATGCAGCGACTTCATGAGGAAGATTTAGCCGGCTGGTTGCTTGATGGTGGAAATGGAGAAGAGTGGGAGCATCTTTGCCTTCAAGCGATTCAACCCGACGGTTCGGCACTATGGCCGGAGAAGCATAGTATAGAACGGCTCAAAGTAATGGAAGATACAGCCCCTTATGTGTTCTCAGGACAATACAGACAATTACCATCACCGCCAGCAGGCGGTTTTTTTAAGCCTGATCGAATTGAAATTGTAGAGACGCTACCGCCTGACATTGTCAAAGAGATACGGGCTTGGGATCTGGCAGCCTCTGAAAATGAAGGTGACTGGACTGCTGGTCCTCGTATGCTAAGAACCAAGAGCAACCATATCTATATTGTAGATATGGTGCGTGGACGATGGGGCCCGGAAGGCGTAGAGAATACTCTGAAACAGACTGCACAAATGGACGGTAGGAAGGTTCATATTCGGTTGCCACAGGACCCGGGCCAAGCGGGAAAATCACAGGCTAAAAACTTTATCACCATGTTGTCTGGATTCAATGTCAAAGCTGAAACTGTATCGGGAGACAAGATTACCCGTGCCCAGCCGTTTGCTGCTCAAGTCAATGTGGGCAATGTGAAAATGCTAAAGGGTGACTGGAATAAGGCGCTGATAGAAGAATTGCGTAACTTTCCAAATGGTAAGCATGACGATCAGGTAGACGGATTAAGTGACGGTTTTAATGAACTAAGTGATCCACCTAAAGCGCGAACAATCAACTTACGGACGACTTACTAATGTCAGTAGATACAAAACATAAAGACTATGCAGACATCGAGAAGCGCTGGAAAACGGTTGAAGATGTTTGTGCTGGGGCCTACGCAATGAAGCAGGGCCGGGAAAACTACCTACCCAAGCCCAATGCGAGTGATGATACGCTTGAGAATAATGCCCGGTATGATGCTTATTTGAACCGGGCTGTTTTTTTTGAAGTCACCAAAGATACGCTGCAAAAACTGATCGGGATTGCATTTGCTGAAGATCCGGCATTTGATCCAGACGGCATGGATTTCTTGGCAAGTAATGCAGATGGATCAGGCAAATCCCTGTTTCAGCTGAATCAGACTGCCTTGGAGGGATTGCTTAAAAAAGGCCGTGGCGGTTTCTTTGTGGACTATCCCAAGACTGAAGGAAGTACTTCGCTGGCAGATGTGGAGAAGCTGGGTATTCGTCCAACTGTCATTTACTACAAGGCTGAAAATATCCTGAACTGGCGTGTTAAGCGTGTTGGTTCGCTCTATAAAACGTCTTTAGTGGTTTTGGCCGAGAAAGATACAGTTGTTGATCCGCTGAATGAATTTAGTCTTAAAGAGATCAAGGTTTACCGCGTACTGCGGCTAGATGATAACAATGAATATAGTGTACAAACTTATTCAGATCGTACTGGTAATCTGGCAGCAGACAGTGAGCCTTATTATCCCACTCAAGCCAACAAACAGCGATGGAATGAAATCCCGTTTCAACCGCTTGGATCATTCTCGAATGATTGGGCAATGGACAATATTCCGCTTGAATCTTTAGCGCTGATGAACATTGCTCATTATCACAACTCTGCGGAGTATGAGAACAGTGTGTTTTATGCGGGGCAGGTTCAGCCAGTCATGACCGAACTGGATTCTGAGTGGCGTGACTGGCTGCAGGAAAAAGGGGTTCGGTTGGGTTCGGGCAATGTTTTGATGCTACCTGTAGGCGGGAAGTTTGATTTCGTTCAGCCTGATGAGCGCACTTTGGCTAAGTCAGCCATGGAAGCCAAAGAGAAATATATGGCCTCATTGGGTGCCAAGCTGCTTGAAGAAAACCAGGTAGTGAAGACTGCAACCCAATCAAACAATGAAGCCCTGTCACAGTACAGTGTTCTATCGCTTTGTGTGGCCAACCTGAACGAAGCTGCTGAAAATGTATTGCGCTGGTGTGCCATGTACTTTGGTGCAGGTGATAAAGCCAAGTTCAGCATCAAACAGGACTTTGCGCGCGGTAAGCTCAGCACAGAAGATCTGAAGTTCTACTTTGAACAGGTGCTGCAAGGCAAAATGAGTATGCGGACATTCCATGAGCTGCAAACCACCGGCAAAGTTCCAGAAGTCGATTTCGATGAAGAACAGCTTCGAATTGAGCAGGAAAATGAAGGTAAAGCTGCCCTGCCAGTTGAGTAATCGTTATGAATCAACAAGTGTCTATGCTGGATGCTCTAACCCAGCATCAGGCCTATTTGCAGCGTGTCAGTACACAAGCTGTAAATGAAGTTCTTAAGCCATTTAACAGCAATTCAAACCGGATGCTATCTGAGCTGCGAGACCTGCTTGATGAGCTGTCAGAGAGTGAGAAAAGTGCCCTAGCTGGAGGTCAATATACAACGCCGGCATTGCGTGAGATTAGGGACCTGATTGGTGACTGGTTTACTGCATTAAATGCTACGTTACCTGAAGTCTTTGCGGCATCTGCTGTAGCCTTGGCGGTTTATGAGGCCCAGTACATTTATAAGCTGATGGATGAAACGGTTCAGGACGTGGACGGTGAAAAGTTGCTTAAAGCTGCCAAGAAAACACCGTTTGCAGGTGGAAATCTGCTGGACCAAATGTTCTCAAAGATCAGTGCTGATACGCGAGCCAGAGTGGAATATACAATCCGAGATGGTATTGCTCAGGGGCAAACCAATCAGCAGATCATACAGCGTATTAAAGGCCGTAAAGCTGTGGATTATCAGGACAGTATTTTAAACCAGTCCAGACAGTCTATTGATGCGATTGTACGGACCGCAAGAAGTCATATTTCTAATATCTCTTATAGCGAGATGTGGAAGGCTTTGGGATTTGAGCATGTGAAATTCGTAGCCACTTTAGACGGACGTACATCTAAAACCTGTGCCAGTCTGGATTCTAGTGTCTATCCGGCTGATGGTTCATATCCCAGACCACCACTGCATCCACGCTGTCGTAGTTCAATTGTAGGCTGTAATGCTGATGGCGAAACAATAGGGAAACGGCCTTTTGTTGCTGATGATCGACCTGTAAAGAACATTCCAAAAGATGAGCGGACCGGAAAGATTGGGCAGGTTGACTCAAATACCTCTTATGCAAAATGGTTCAGCAATCAATCTGCTCACTTTCAAAAAGAATGGCTTGGGCCTAAACGGTATGAACTTTATAAGCAGGGTAAGTATTCGATAGACAAGTTTGTTGATCCACAAGGCAAGCCGTACACATTGGCAGAGCTTGAAGCACTGGACCGGAAGACATTTAAGGAGTTGGGGTTATGAGGCCAATAACGTCAGTTTTAGACATTAATGAAATTCGCTATATCTTGAGCATAGATCTCATTTTAGTTCCATTTCGCGCCAATGCGGTGTGCAGACAAATAATGTGGATTGGTCTTGGGTTCTCAGTCGAAAAGCCGGTAGCTCTAAAACCGTATCTGACAACAAATTATTTATGAACTAATTTTGAAGGCTTGGACAAATGGAAAGAGCAGAAACAATTAAAAAGGGTATTCGATTTCTTGAATATCAAGCCCAACATGCCAGATCGGATGAAGTCTTAAGAAGTGACTTGATTGATTATCTAGAAATGGTGGATTGCTATGATTTCGAATTATCTTCTGAGGATGAGTTTAATCAACTTATTGACCATATCATGGCTGAATCCAAGAAAGGTGTGAGTACCTAAATAACCAAATCAAAACCTAGACCCAAACGGGTCTTTTTTTATGCCCGCAGTTTGTGACTGCACAACGCTCGGAGAGCACAATGTTTGAATATGAACTCGATAGCCTAGAGGGCTTGGAAGAAGCACATAAAGCATTTTATGAAGAAAAAGACGGCAAGTTCTTTTTAAAAGTAAAAGGCGTTCCACAGCCGCAGAGCGATGATGGTTTGCGGAAGAAAGTTGATGAGTTGCTGGCTGAAAAGAAAGCGGAACAGCAAAAACGCAAAGAAGCTGAAGATCTGGCCCGTAAAGAAGCTGAAGAAAGCGCCCGTAAGAAAGGCGACATTGATGCTTTGGAAAAGTCTTGGCAGGAAAAACTAACAAAACGTGAAGCTGAGCTGCTAGAGCAGAGCAAAGCACTCGAATCTCAGGTCTACCAGCTTACGGTAGGTCAGACTGCTTCAACACTTGCAAATGAACTGGCTGTGTCAGGTTGTTCAAGTGTGCTGCTTCCACATATCACAGGCCGTTTACAGGTTGAAACTGTAGATGGTCAAGTCAAAGTTCGGGTACTTGATGCGCAGGGCAAACCAAGTGCTGCAACGGTTGACGATCTTAAAAAAGAATTTCGCGACAATCCGGCCTTTAAGCCGCTGATTGCTGCGTCTCATGCATCAGGTGGTGGGGCTAATGGTGCTAATTCTGGCGGTGGTGCTGCCAAGAAACCAAGTGAAATGTCTTTAGCTGAACGCGCTGAGTGGCAAGCTCGTGATCCGGCAGGATTTGAGCAAGCTCGTGCGAATGGCGATTTTAATAATTATTAGGAGTAACTTATGGCTACATTAGCCCAAGTATTTAACCGCGCAGTTCTGCTGTCATACATTGCGCCAGACCCGATGAAAGCATCGCCATTGGTTCAGTCTGGTGCTTTTGCCAGTGATGGTCGATTGCGCCCACTATTAACCAGTGGTGCCAAGACTTTTGAAGTGCCATATATCAATGGTATCGATGGCAACCTGGAATCAAACTACAGCAACACTATCGTAACCGACCTTGCAGAAGGTCGTGAAATTGATGCTGGCTCAATGACTGGCCGTATTGCATTCCTGAACGAAGGTTTTCTTGAATCAAATCTCGGACAGTACCTATCTCAGGTCAATTCACTCGAACTCATTGGTGGCCTTATCAATGGATATTGGCAGGATGCTGGTGAAAACCGGGCACGCGCCACAGTAATTGGTTTGCGTAATTATGATCAGGCCAACGGTAAATCATTAACTGTTGATATTTCTAAGACCTCATCTGCTAACGAAGCTTCTGGTTTTAGTGTTGATGCATTCATTGATGCTGAATCAACTATGTCGCGCAATCGTCGTGGTAATGGCGTGATCTTTGTTCACCCTCTGATTGCGGCAAAAATGCGGAAGCAGAATTTGGTAGAGAAGGTGACTAACAGTGCCAATTTGCCGCCCGTTGATGTTTACAACGGTCGTACCGTAATTGAAACAGATTTCGGCACCAAGATCGGCAGTGGTGTTAATGCTCAGTTTGTTTCGATTCTTGCCAGCAATGCAGCATTCTCTTATGACGCAGTTCCGGGGCCAAAAGATATGACCCTTGATGAATCACAGGCAACCGGTAACGGTGGTGGTCATGACCGTCTATGGACTCGTCGCAATATGCTGATTCATCCACAAGGCTTTAGCTTCATTGCCCCAGAAAACACCTTAACCGGTGGTACGAAAAATGAGGCGCTATCTGCTTCATGGGGCGACCTACAGAAAGCTGAAAACTGGGCAATGGTCAGCGGTGCTTCATCTGTTCCATTCCGTTTCCTAATCACCAATTTGTAAGGAGTAGGACATGCTTCCTAAAGACTTAGTAAAACCGGCTATCAACTACACGTACCCATCGGAACGCGCCTACATTGATGAGTCGGGCAGCACTTTAGCCAATGGTAAGGTTTTTGATGAAACCAAGTCTGGTAAAGACTACGGCATTAAAGACCCGGCAGTAACTGAACCGATTACTGGTACAAAAAGTGAAACTGGTAATGGCTCTGGAACCCCATAAGGAATAACTCATGAACTACGTCACTGTTGATACCGTCACTGAAAAGCTTGGGCCTTTATGGTGGGGCAATGGTGACGCAGCGCAAGCTGTTATTCGAGCAAACGCCTGGCTGAGTGCTAGGCCTTTGCGTACTTTTGAACAAGATTTAATACCAGATAATGTAATGCTGGCCGGTGCTTATTTAGCAAAACTGGCAGCAAATGGACAGCTATATGCTGACCGAACTGAAGGGCTTGTAGCTTCTGAGCGTGTAAAGGCCGATACAGTAGAAGCTGAAGTTACTTATGTGAAAGGCTCGGAGATAGGTAGATTAGGGGATATGGATTTTATTGAAGATCTCCTCTTGCCTTATCTGAAAAAAGGTTTTGCATTTAGTGCACCAGTAGTTAAGTGAGGTGATCATGGGATTGCGAGACCAGATACAGTTAAAAATTAGCAAAGCTTTTGATGGAAAGCTCTCTGATGCAATAACCCCTTTCACCTGTGAACGAATAACAAAGGGTAATTGGGACCCGGTAGAAGAAACTTATGATGAAACCCGATTTGAATATTCAGGTCGGTGTGTCGCTGGCTCATACAATCAGCAGGAAATAATTACTCTAGGTGTACTTGCCACAGATAAAAAGGCCACACTTCTGCAGAATGAAGTCACAGCAGAGCCATTAGTTGATGATGAATGGCAGTTACCTGATGGTAAATATCGGGTGATGCATAAGAAGCAAGATCCGGCAGGTGTATCGTGGACTATCCAGTTGAGGAAAGTGTAATGGCCTGGAAAAACAAACCAAGCAACTTTTCCTTCAACGTCAAAGCAGATGCCGAGAAGTTAATTAAAAATATTGCGGCTGATGTGGCTCAGGGTGTAATTATGGCAACGCCTGTCGATACGGGTACTGCACGTAATAACTGGATTGTCTCAGATAAACCGGATCATTCGGTGCATGAGGGCTCGGATAAGTCAGGACAGGGTGCACTTCAAAAAGCATTCGTCTTTATTTCTCAAAATACAAAGCTGGGTTCGGTAGTCTATATCCAGAATAACTTGCCATACATTGAACGGCTTGAAGATGGTTATTCTCAGCAGGCCCCAAGCGGCATGGTAAGTACAACAATGGCAGCAGTCAGACAGAAGTATGGTGGCTAGTATGGCAATGACCCTTGAAGAAGCCCGACAAGTTATAACATCACGGCTCACCACATTTACAGGGATTACTCAGGATCGAGTCCAGTATCCCAACTCACCTAACTTTACCGTGCCGACTAACGGACTTTGGTGCCGCGTTACCATCAACTATGGACCAAGTTTTATTGCAGGGTTGGGCAACGGCCTGTGCTACCGGGATGTTGGACAGATTGCAATTCAGTGTTTTGGTCGGAAGAACACTGGTGAGAAGGCGCTGACACAGCTTGCCGATTACTGGCGTGCTCATCTTCGTGAACTGGCTGTAAGTCATCTGGAAATCCCTTTAGTCCATGCGCCAAGACGTTCGGAAGATAATGATTTTGTGCAATACTTGGTATTAGCTGACTTCAGAGTTAATTAAACACATTCAATTTATCCACCGCCATATAAGGCGGTTTTTTTATGCCAAAAAATAAGGAGAGCAAAATGAGCTCTGGTGCAAAAATTCGCCTCTACTATGCAGCAGAGGAAACCCCGGAAGTATTGCCAGCCGTACCGGTGTGGAAAACAGTCCGCCGGGTCACAGATGGCCTTTCAGAGTCAGTAACTACCGAAACCTCAAATAGTGTTTCAGACACACGCTTCCGTCAAGGTGGGATGGCGACTGAAGCAGAGATTACTGGTTCGCTTGAAGTTGAACTATCCATTGGACTGTTTGATGATTTCTGGTCAGCAGTGGCTATGAATGAGTGGGTAGCCAATATATTGAAGTTTGGTGGTGATGTTAGAAAAACATTTACCTTCGTTAAACACTATTCAGATACGGGCCAAGTCTTTATCTATCGCGGTGTCCGTATCGGTGAGGCCTCGCTATCTATTGCGACTACAGGCAAAATCACAGCAACCTTTGGGCTTGTTGGAACCGACTTTGAACGCACTACTGTAAACCCAGTGGTTGATCCATTGCCTGTACCTGAAGCTGTCATGGTTTCTGCTCTGAATGTAGGCGACTTGACTGTTAATGGTCAAGGTATTGTCGGAACATCTTGCTTGCAGTCACTTGAACTTAATATCTCCAATAATCTTGAAGCAATTCGCTGTATTGGCAATCAAAAGCTTTCAGCTCAAACCTATCTGGAAAAGATGGTCGATATTACGCTGAGTACCCAGTTCATTTTCTCAAGTCAGGCAGCTGGTTACATCGATTATGTGAAATCTCGCGATACCATGCCGTTAGCATTCTCTATTGAAGATAGTGAAGGGAATGGATATGCCTTTGAGTTCCCTGAACTGGAAGTGTCAGAAGCCAATCACCCGGATGGTGGCGGTGAAGACACAATCATGCTTGATGTGAGCTTTAACCATATCAATGTATCGCCAGTGATTACACGAATTATTGCACCTTAACCTTTTGGCCCTCCGGGGCCTTTCTTTTTGGGATAGAACCATGGCTTTAAAAGTCGCAATTACTCAAAACAAAGAAGTGTCAGCATGGCGTGAATTCCAGGGCGCTGAATTTAAATTACGTGGCATTGCTCATAAAGCATTTCAGGTCGCCGAAGAACGTGCCCGGAATCAGGTTGTATCTAAAGGATACGATGTTTACTCAGCCGATAATGAAGATAAGCTTTACCATGAGCTATTAATTCAAGCTGCCGCTGCCCATCTAATTGAGGACTGGAAAGGTGTTGAATTTATTGAAAATGGCAAAACGATTGAGCCGCCATATACACCTGAAAATGCATTCAAATTGCTGAACCTTGGCGATATTGGCCTAGCTATTTATTCGTTTGTTAAAACAGAATCAGAAAAGCTCCAAAAAGAGGCGGATGGATTTCGTGATGAAGTCGTGGGAAAGTCACCGAGCTCTACCAGTACCTCAACCGATACGCCGGACTCAGCGAACACGAAATAAAACAAAGGGAAGCATTGGGAATTAAGCAGCCTGATCCACCCATGTACTCCTACGTAGCAAACGCCTTACTTGAAGCATACAACACGATTGCTCGATCACGAAGATATGAGCAGGGCACACCGCTTTCACTCGGCATTGCCGATCTAAATGCTTACTGCGAACAGTATGAGTTGCCGGTAGAGCGATACATCTTCAATGCTGCGATCTTTGCAATCGATAATATTTATCTGGATGAAGCGTTTAAAGTTCAAGAGAAAAGAAGTCGTGAACTGAAGAGGAAGCGTTAAATCACTCAACCGACTTGGCCTAGCCCTCATGCAGTTTGGGGATGGCACGTAAAGGAAATCAGGTTAGCTTGGTTTCTTTAAACTTTTAAATAATAAGAAAACCGCTCAACAGGCCTCTTAGTCATAACTTGACGGAGAGTGGGCATGTCAATATTGACATTTTGTCAACACAAGAGTATTGACGATTTATGCGCATACGCATAATATTGCCTACATAAACCCTTTTATCAAAAGATATCAGGGTATTTTTGTCACCAAAACTTTTGTTACGGTTTTATGACAACTAACTGAAGAAGGGCGGTCAAATGAATAAGCGCATGAAATACTTTGTAGAAGGTATGATAGCTGCTTTTGTATTAGCACCTCGTGTTCCTGTGAAAGCAGTAGAGCCTGTTGTAATTAAAGAGCATATTCCTGTGGGGAATGCTTCCAAACATTGGGAGGTAGTAGGCAAGAGAATGACATCTGGAACTAAACAAATTTCAGCTGAACTGAGTACTACTCATCCTGAACTTAACTCCATTTAATTTAAAGTTTCTTAATTCATGTCACAACACAACAGAACAAAACGTGGCGTTGCAACAAAGAATGGGAATGAAGTTTCAGTAGCTTTAGAAGAAGCCGAAAGCTATTCCCCTTACCCACCCCCTGAGCTTGTTAAAGCCTTTGAGGAAATTCAAGAAGGCTTGGCAAGCCGTTTGATGCAAATCGTTGAAAATGAGCAAAAGATTAGCCATGAAGTGGCTCGTCATCAAATGGTAGAAAATTCAAGAATCAATACAGCGAATATTGAAAATCAGAAGAATAATTCAACATTATTTTTCCTAGGTTTATTATTTGGTGTTTTGATTGGGCTGGGAATTTTGGGGGTAGCAGTTTATGCTTTGTATAGAGGTTACCCGTGGGTTGCTACAGCAGCCTTCTCAGCATTGGGTGTTATATTAATGATACTTGTGCTGCGAAAAATGCCTTCTACCAGCGATCAGGGCCCTAAGTCTTCGCAAAGTAAATAAAACAAGACCACTCTTCGGAGTGGTTTTTTTGTGCCGGAATTAGTATCTTACACCCTCCAATGGGGGAAATAAGATGAAAAGAATTTTAACAACATTATTAACTGGGGCAATTTCTACATTTACCATGGCTTCTGTATGGCAAGAACAGCAATTATCTGTTCAGCGAGCAGAGCCAGTGCCGATGGGTGAGCCAGTAGTTGTTGTAGAGGAGCAATCTGGGCCACTCAGTACACTCAATGGTTTAACAGTGGCATTTGGTTATGCTGGTGCAAAGATTGGTTCAGATGAAATAGGTGGTGATGAAAAATTTAACGGATTTTTCTTAAACGCCTCTACAGAAGTTGCGCCAAATATGAGTGTATGGGCAGAGTATGCTTATCAGACAGCCTCGGATATTGATCTAAATGGTTTTGACGTGGGTGTACAATATAAACTTTTTGAAGATGCTCAGATTTATAGTTCAGCTGGAATTGGTATTGGCTATCTCTGGATGGACGCTAAAGGATACGATGCTGATTTAGATTTGGATGCGAAATTAGACCTGAGTTATTTTGCATTACCTATTAATGTAGAATTGGGCTACAAAGTAGTACCTAACGCCTCTGTATTTGCAAACTTGGGTTATAAATGGTATTTCAACCAAGACGGCAAAGTCTGCATGAATGGATATTGTGCTTCAGCAGAGAATGTTTCAGATTTAGATATGGATGGTGTGACTTATAAGGTCGGCCTTCGATACAACTTCTAAAAGCAAGCCTCCTTCGGGAGGTTTCTTTTTGAGCTAATAAAAAGTATCTTACTTCTAATAATAAAGGAGCTAGATATGAAAAAATTAGTTTTTATTGGAGTGTTTTTAAGTAGCTTAGTAGGGTGTTCATCTAAACCTATTTCCCTTCCAAGCAATGTAACAACTATTCCATCAGGAATGGGGGATTCCACATATCTAGATAAAATTAACCATTCTTTTGAAAATAATAACTCTGTCAGTTTTGATAGAATCAAACTATGTTCCGTTGAGACATTTAATAACGATGGTGTAATGCTTAAAGATGCTGCTGGTAGTTTTGTGGGTGCCTATACTGGCCATTATTATCATAACTCTAACAACAACTATATTCAGGGCGGAAGCTCTCTTAAATATGAAGATAAAAATACATTAACCCTTATAGCTACAGGAACAACTAAAACAAAAGCTCAACAGGGGGGAGTTATTGTTGATTATGTGAAATATGATGCAAAAATCACGATGGAAGGAAACAAGATTAACCTAATATTTCAAAATATCAGCGCTGCTCAGCAAAACACAGGCGCATCCGCAAATGATGGTTTTAGACAGGTAGGGACATGGGCTGGAGCACGTGCACCAGGAGTAATATCAGCAATTGATATGCTGGCCAATAGATTTAAGTCCTGTGTGAACCAGAAATGAATTTTATAAATTAAATTGACCGCCTTTTGGCGGTTTTTTATTACCTAAAGGAAAGTGAGATGACTCAAGAATCCCGCTTGGTGGTCACTATTGACTCCAAAAATGCCGAAAGAAATGCTCGAAATCTGGCAATTGAATTAGAAAGTATCGAGAAGAAAGGTGATTTTGCCACCAAGTCTATGGATTCTATGTCGGTAGCTACACGCCAACTTGCTGGCTATATGGCTGGACTCGTAACTGTAGGGGCCGCTGTATCAAAAATAGATGCCTGGACAGGTTTGCAGAACCGACTCAAGTTAGTTACTAACTCTCAGATCGAATTAAACAAGGCAATGAGCGATACATTTGAGATTGCTCAGAAAACACGTCAGTCATGGGATGCAGCGGCACAGGTCTACCAGGGTTTTGCGAATAATGCTAAGACCTTGGGGTTAAATATGCAAGAAACTGCACGTCTAACCGAAACAGTTTCCAAGGCAGTTGCAATCAGTGGGGCAAGTGCAGCAAGTGCTGAGGCTGCATTAGTCCAGTTTAACCAGGCTTTAGCGTCTGGCACCTTGCGTGGTGAAGAGCTTAACTCTCTCATGGAGCAAACACCAGGACTGGCTAGAGCAATTGCACAGGGCATGGGCATTACTATAGGACAGCTTCGCACTGTTGCAGCAGAAGGCAAAATTACATCTGAAGTACTTGTTAAGGCCTTAAATAACTCGCAGCAGGCAGTAGATGATTTATTTGCCAAGACTGATGCCACTATTGGGCAATCACTGACTATGCTTAGCAATGAACTTACCAAGTTTGTTGGAGAGGCAGGCAAAAGCTCAGGGGCAGCAAATGCCTTATCAGGATCTATACAAATACTTGCTAACAACCTTGAGCTCATTGCTGACGGTGCCATGGTTGCTGGTATTGGTTACCTTGGAACAGCGATTGCTGCTAAATCTGCGATTGTTCAGAAAGATATTGCGGTCACTTTGGGAAGCATTGCAGCATCCAAAGAGAAAGCCTTGGCTGAGGCAGCAGAAGCAGCAGCGCAAGTTCGTTCAACACAAGCTCAGGTCGCAAACACTCAATCTACACTTGCAGCGATTGCAGCAGAAAAGGCATTAGAAGTAGAGAGCTTAAAGGCACAGATCAATAATATTGGGCGTGCCAAATCCATAACCCGAATGGCCGAGCTCAAGAAAATTGAGGCACAAGTCACAAAAGAACTTGCAGCAGCTGAAACAGCTTTAGCAGCAGCTCAAGCACGTAGTGCAGCTGCACAGACTGCATCCGTTGGAATGATGGGAGCCATGGCGGGTGCTGGGCGTACTTTACTAGGGGTTTTGGGTGGGCCTGTTGGCATAGGTCTAACCGTTGCCTCGCTTGTTGCGACTTACCTACTGTTTCGTGACAATGGGGAAGAAGCTAACAAGATGCTTGAGCGGCAGGCTAAATACGCCGAAGTGACCGCTGAAGAGTTTCGCAAGCTTAATAAGCTAAAACAAGAAAGTCTTACCGATCAGGCTCAGAAAGATTTAGCCACCTACAACAAAGAACTGGATGTTAATGCAAACCAGTTTAATGCGGTGGTCCGTCAGATGATCACTTATGCTCAGCAGCATAGTGCTTCTGCTCAAACCATTGCAGAGTTGCGTGAAGTAGAAAAAGGTCTCAGGGAGGAAACACTTTCTCTTGATGAGGCTATGAAAATCCTTTCAAAGAATGACGGCTTACCTAAAAACCTTAAGGATAAAGTGCTCGAAGCTGCGGAAGCTTATTTCAAGACTGAGCAGAACGTATTTAAAGCTGAAAAAATTGTTAAAACCTTTGGTGGCACTGCTGTTGTTACAGGGAATAACGCCCAGACTCTAGCTTCAAGAACTCGTGAATTAAGTAATGAAGCTGAAGGCGCATCTGGAAAAATTAAAACTCTTGACGATAAAGTAAAAGAGTTAAACAAGTCATTAGCAGATCGCGCCTGGGATGCTGCTTTTAAACGCACCCTGATTGATAAATATGGAATGTCTATTGAGCAAGCTGAGGACCGCTTAAAAGTATATCGTGAGAATGAGAAAAAAGGCGTAGTCGGAATAACACTGGCCCAGAAAGAACTATTCAAAGTTATTGATGCAGAAGAAAGCAAGCTGCAAGGTATCGTTGATAAGCGCAAGGAGGCAACCAAAGAGTTAGCTAAGCAACAGAAAATTCTTCAAGTGAATTCCAAAGTTCAAGCGAACGCAGCTCGATACAATTTTTCAGGTTTGGAGAGCAAATATGGGCTTCCCACAGGCACTTTGTCATCTATTCACATGATTGAATCAAAAGGCAATGCGAAGGCTTATAACAAAAGTACTGGTGCTAGTGGCGGTTTCCAATTCTTAAAAGGAACGGCCGATCAATATGGAGTAAAAAACCGCAATGACTTAGCACAATCTGCCGAAGGTGCAGCCAAATATATGAGCTATCTGCTGAAGTTATTTAAAGGAGACTTGGAGAAGGCTGTACGTGCCTACCATGCAGGTGAGGGTAATGTTCAGAAGGGTAAAAATATTGGCAAATATAACAACCAATATTGGAAAGACTTCCAAGGTTATATGGCTGGAATGAATGGCTATTCTTCTGGCGACCTAAGCTCCAAAGAATGGGAAAGAATGCTTGAGGATGCGGCTAAAATGGCCGAGCAACAAGCAGAGCTTCGCAAAAATCTGGAACTAAGTGTCGCAAGCGAAGTAACCAAAATCAGGTCTAAGCTTGCGGATGACCTAGAGCAAATTGATAAGGCTGGATTTAGTCCAGAGCGCACAGCCGCACTCAAAGCTGAATATCAAGCTCGTGCAGACAATGATATTGCGATTGCTGAATATGCTTTAAGAACAAAGCTGGATGACTATAAGGACTTCCAGAAATCTGAAGAAGAGCTTTTAAGAGACAGCTTTGATCAGAGAAAGTTTTATGCAGCACGTGATGTTGAGTTAACCAAACAGCAGCGAAATGAAGCTGTTCAGTTGCTTGAAAAGCAATATCAACAGGAAGCCGGATTACTTGAATTGGCTAGACAGGAGCGTTTATTTCAGAACCGGCAAATGTTTATTTCTGAAACAGCCGCTATGGAAGAGCGTTATCGTTTAGAGCGTGAGCGCATTAAGCTAAATATGAAGCTAACAGAAGAGCAGAAGCAACAGGAAATTGCGCTCATCAAGGCTGTAGAGGCAGAAGAAAAGCGCAGGAGTTTCAATCGTGCTATCCAGCAATGGGGGCAGATTAACTCAGAGATGACTGGTTCTTCGGCTCGGTGGAGTTTGAATCAAGAGCGTTCCACAAGAATTGATGCATCACAGGAGGTTTTTGATTCACAAATGGCTCTAGCTCAGACCGCTGAACAGCGCGAAGAAATTTGGCAGGCCCACCATGAACGAATGACGCAAATTGAAGCTGAATTTCATAATAGATCAATAAGTTTGCAAGTAAATTATGGAGCTCAGTTTGCCGACATTATGATGGGAATGGTTAATGATTCTTCCTCAGCTTATGCGGCATTAGCAAGTATCCAGAAGGGCTTTAGCTTATTCTCAACTATTATGAATGGGTACACAGCTATTTCTGCTGCTTGGGCATCTGCTCCGTTCCCTTACAACATGCCAGCTGTGATAACCACAACCATGGAAACTGGTATTTTACAATCAGCAGTTGCAGCATTATCTCCAAAAGGATTTCAAACCGGCGGTTACACTGGCAACTACGGTAAAAGCGAAGTGGCGGGTGTAGTACACGGGCAAGAATATGTTCTAAATGCTGAAGCGACGCGCCGAGTTGGCATTAATACTTTAAATGCTATCAACAGTGGCGCTGACATTCAGGCAGAACGTCAAGCGCAGGCTAATGTGAAAGCTATGCCACAGCAATCCCAGCCACAGGTGATTGATAACAATCTACGCGTAATCATGGTCAAAGATGAGAATGAAGCTAAGGATTGGCTGTATAATGCCGAAGGAGAGAAAGCATTTCTTTACCATTTAAAACGTAATCGCAGCAAAATTTAGAAAAATAGGAATAAGTATGAAAAATGGTCTATTAAGAATCTTGGTGGTTAATGCAAACGACCCAGAAGTCATAGCGCAAAATCAAGTTCTTCCAATCACCCTTAGTGTAAATGGTCAGCTGGTAAGTGGTGAGTTAATATCTCGAACTGAATTTTACGCATTAGAGCAAAATGTGATTCTGAAACATTATGTGGATTTCATTAATGAGGCAGAAATTAAAGAAAATGGAGCTCCCCGAGAAACCCCTATGGATGAACTCCAATTACTTCATCTAAAAAATGCTGCTTATTGGGTGAATGGAGCAAAAATTCCATCAGGAGCGGGAACAAACATCGTAGTTAATATTGATTCAGTAGATGCATTTAATATTGGATCATTGAAAGTCGGTTAATTATTAGTATTTGCAACCGCCCTAGTGGCGGTTTTTTAATGCCTGAAATTTGAGGACAAAATGAAAATACAAACATCATATGGCGAGGTGCACGTATTAACAAATTGCCCTCTACTCGAATCGACTGAGAGCCTGGAATGGATGACTGAAGTTCATGAGGCATTTGACGGTTCCGAGATCCGCTATCCGCTTCGTGATGCGCCACGACAAATCCTGAATTTCAAATACACGGAAATGCGTAAAGCTATGGGTGATCTGTTTCATATGCTCTATGCCAATCTACGTAAACAATGGGGGATTCCGCTGCGTCAGGTGAAGCGAAGCATTCCAGATATTACCGATGATGACTACATCATTCTCGATGCAACAGACACCATAGCCGACCTTAGAGTCGGTTTTGCTTTTATTGAGAGCAGCGAAGGTGGTCAGGTCGTGGAGATTGTTAGCCGTGGCCGCTACATCATTGTTCAGGAAGAAGTTCGGGACCCGGAAACAGATGAAGTGATTCAGGAACTCATCACTGAATACCAGGACGGCTTTCGACTAGCTGCCAATATCACAGCAACCAATGCCGTGATTATGCCGCTACGGATCTGCATCATTGACGGTGATGCGTCAATTAATACTGGTGGATTCTGGTCCAATACTTCAGTGGTTTTTCGGGTTCTGGCAGAGGACTTGCCAGAGCATGAAGGTGATGTGCCGGAACAGTTTAAAGGCCAAGACATTTACTTCAAGCCGTTGCTACTCGATGGTGACTCATTAGAGATGACACTGACCCAGCATCAGAACATTGTTGATGGAGCCATGGGTGGCTTTGAGCAGTATACGCACCATGCAAGGCCTAAGTATCTAAAGCCTTTTACCTCACTATTAAAAAACTGGTCTGAATTTAACGAATATCGCCGGTTCTTGTTTCGACGGGCTGGGCGTTACCGTGCATTCTGGATGCCGCTTTATGAGCAGCACCTGGAAATCCTGAATGCCGGGAATATCACTGAAATGTTATATACCGACACCAAGTACACCGTTGAAGCAGGGCGAAAGCACATTGCAGTTAAGCGCAAGAATGGCATCTGGACAGCGCATGAAATTACCAGCCGTACCAATAACGCATTTACGATTTCACCAGCAATAAATGCACATCGAGACGACATTAAAACTATCTGTTATTTAGGACTTCATCGCCTGGATGCAGACCGGATCGAGTTTCAGTTTTTAGGTGGCGGTAAATCAAGAATTACTGTCCCAATTGTGGAGATTGATCACTAATGGCACGCTCAGAACTTTATCAATTCAAACATGGGGACAAGCAATGGTTTTTTACCAGTGCACGTAAAGCAATTATTCATAACAACATTACACATTACCCGGTGCGTGGTTTGAGTCGTGGCGATATTGAAGATGCAGATATAGACAAGTGCGAAGTCGAGCTGACCTTTCCGCATCCTTATCCACTATTTAATGATGCTGATGATAACTTCAGTCAGGTGTTTTTAAACAAGATTTATCTGGAATCGGTACATTTTACGTTGATTGAGCTGGATGATGGGGAATCTCTAGTGCTGTTTAAAGGTCGTGTGACCCAGCCAAAGTTTGATGACCGTGACAATACCATGACGCTGGTATGCTCTACTGCTGAAAGCTTTATGCGTCGCAATATTTTGACCCGTAAGTATCAGCGCACCTGCCCGAACAAGATATACGACAAATACTGTGGCCTTGATTTTGATGAATGGTCATTTGATGTGACTGTGACGGCAATCAATGGTCTTGAAGTCACTTATACCGTGAATCCCACACAAGTTATTGATGAGCAAGGTAATCCGGTATTTGAGCAGATTCCAGTTTTAGATGAAAAGGGTAAACCTGTTTTGGATAGTAAAGGCAATCCAACCTATAAAAATGGTGACCCGGTCATGGAAATCAAGACATATAAATGGGGATGGCTTAGTCGAGGCTTGCTTAAAAAAGATGGAGTGTTCACTTTCATCATTGGCAATAGCGCGAACGGCAGCATTCGTCTTTATCGGCAGCATGTAGGTCTAAAAGTCGGTGATGTTGTGCGAGTGGCCCCGGGCTGTGATCAGTCTTTGAAGACCTGTGATGAAGATTTCCATAACCATAAAAGATATGGCGGTCATACAAATATGCCGACAGAGAACCCATTAGAAACACAGTTAATCAAGTAGGTTGAAGATGAATATTGACATTATATTAGCTGGTTTTGATGCATCTCAAATTGAGCAAACCAAATCAGTTGCCTGGCTGCTCATCGGCCTTCTTGCTTTTAGTGCTGCGGTAGGGGTTTATAACTTCCTGCAAATGCGAAAAATGCAGAAAAAAAACCGTCCAAAACCAAACCAGCTCGACGGCACCATCGCCGATGAGGGTATTTCATTTTATGACCTTGCCGGCAGTCCGCATGTGCATACCAATATCACTGATATTTGGGATAAAGATGCTCAAGCCATCAAGAAAAAAAGTGGCGGCTTTCTGGGTATGGGTAAGACATCGCAAGTCACCGGATATCGCTATTACGCCAAATTCGCAGCATTTATTGGCAACCGGATTGAGAAATTGATTGCGATTAACTTTGATAATCGCAAGTGGGTAGTGCATGACCCATTGAAGCATCCACCAAATTTACTTCCAGTTTCGGAGGGTAATTTATTTGGTGAGGATGAGGGTGGTGTTTCCGGGAATGTTGATATTCATTTTGGCTATCCAGATCAAGAGCCAAATGCAGAGTATCAAAAGTATTTCCCATTGGTTTCAGGCTACCCGTATCAGTCTTATTTGGTATTCCGTGGCTTGAATGTGGGGCAAACTTTAAGCACATCACCACATGGCTTTTACCTTGGCAACTCTGGTTATATGAAAGAAATGCTGCTTTGGGTGAAGCGTACGCGAGTTAGAAATGATGGGCGTGTGCAGTGGTATGAAATTCGGGATGATGGAGCGATTGTTTGTGAGATTGGGGAGATGGTTGATTTAAGACCGTATTGGAACCAGCCCTACATATCAAATAATATTTATGAGACAGATATATATAGGACGTGGACTTATGAATATAAATATAACAGCGCCCCGACAACAAGCGGTGTTTCGCACAGAGATGTGCCAGATGCCTCGTTACCCTCATACATGGATAATATGGGGACAGTTGTAGCTAGTGGTAACCTTGACAAATATGCTTTTTCTCGCGCTACAGCTCACTATGTCTTTAAGCATGCTGGCCTGATTAAAGTAACAGGCACATTATTGACATCATCTGAAAGTGAAAATATTAGAATTCGAGCACTTAAGATATATGACTACAAAGAGCGCAAAGAACAATTTGATGGCGTTAGAGAAACTATTTTTGAGTTCTATGCTGTTATTGGTTTTGATGAATCAGGAAACCTACCTCAGATTTTTATCGAAGTAGAGGCAAAGGGGACTTATGGCGGCGATCTGCACCAGCTGTTTCTTCAAAGGGTTAAGTTCCAATACTTGCCCATAGAGCGCGGGTATATGAATATGGATATGGATTATTTGGATATTAATCCAATTCACAAGATCCGTGAAATTTTAACTGACGACACAGCAATGGCTAAGCCTGAATCTGATGTAAATGATGTGAATTTCATGAAAGCTGCGGACAGAATATGGGATGAAGGCTTGGGTATTTCATGGGCAATTGATGAAAAATCTTGTATTGATGCGATTGAAGAGCTTTGCTATCACATTGAAGCAGGTGTTCGCGTAAATCGCCAGACTGGTCTTTATGAAATGGTTTTATTTCGTGACAACTGGTTTACCGAAGAAGAAATTCACGATATTGCAGAAAACAAAATTAAGAACTTATCACTTGAAATTATGAATAGTGATGACATTGTTAATCAGCTGAATGTCACTTATTACGATAGAGAGCGCATCAAAAATTCTGCTTTTTCAGTCTACGAGAATGGTTCGATTTTAACAATCGGGCATGCAAATGCTGAGTCAGTAGACTTTCCATACTTTATGAATATGCGTAGTGCCGAAATTGTTGCGAACTGGAAGTTGAAACAGTTTTCGACTCCAGCTTGGTCTGGCAGCTTTACGACTGGTTGGCGTGAAGCGCGTAAATGGAACCGTTATGACTTGATCCGGTTGCCATGGTCTAAGAAGTGGAATGGCACAATTCTGGTCCGCATCATGAAAATCAATTTAGGTAATGGTACTGACAATACCGTAACTATTGATTTTGAAGAGATAGTGCCGTATTCCGGAGAAATGAACACCAGCATTGTAGCTGATGAATCAATGAATCTGGGCGCGTTGCTACCGCAGCCAGCACCGCATGAGATATTTGAAGCACCATATTTTCTCACTGTATTAAAAAGCGGCCAGGTCAATGCTGATTTAGAGCTATCTAATAATCCTGAAATTGGCTATGTCGCTGCAATCGCAGCAAAACCACAGAGCAACTCATTAAGCGCATTACTCTATACAGATGGTAGTACAGGTGAGTTCGAAGAAGCTTCACGTCTTGATTATTGCGATATTTTACAGCTTGATCAGCCTATTGGTGAGGCAACTCACTCATTCACAGTGACAGGTTTCTTAACTCAACCGGCAAATTCAAATAATTTAATCTTTTTAAATGATGAATTGATGGGCTTTGTGAGTTTTGATGCCGAAACGAAAGTCTTATCTGTAAAGCGTGGCGTGCTTGATACTGTACCGAAAAAGCATAGTAGTGGATCTTTATTTGTATTTGATTTACCCGATGTTGCATTTGATTCAACGCAGTACGCACAAAGTGAGGTTATTGAGGCGCAAGTTTTAACAACCACTCCAAGTGGAATTCAGGAGCTTGCGGGTAATAGTAAAAATATTGAAATCCAAGCCCGCGCTATCCGGCCTTATCCGCCTGCTAATGTAAAAATTAATACCCAATATTTTCCAGTCGAACTGTTAACTAATTCAATCCAACTTAGCTGGGTTGATAGAAACAGAATACAACAAACTGAAGGTGAGTATTTAAGCTGGTTTGACTCAAGCGTATCTATGGAGCCAGACACTACATATCACTTAAGTGTTGTCGCGCATTATAGTGACAACACAACAACCACTTTAGTCGATCAAAATATTGGGGCTGTGAATGAATATCTCTTAGATGTTTCAGCACAACCAATGGGCACTCTATTTTATCGAATAAAATTAGCGACCATCAGGAATAACTATGAGTGCTACCAACCATTTGAGTTTAATTTAATGACTGAATTGCTTGCCCCGATCAACCTGCATGCTGAGGTATTTGTAGATGGCTAGAGTAGAACTTACTTTTGAACAATCAACTCTGTTCGATAAATTTCTTATTTATCGAACAGAAGAGGATTTTGATTTTAATGCTATGCCTGAGCCAATTGGGGAGAGTTTGTTAGAGTCTTTTACTGATACGAATGCACCAGACGAGACTTACGTGAAGTATTGTGTAGCAAGCCAACGGGGTAGCATTAAAAAATACAGTGAAGTTTTGACTGTTAATACTGGTGCGATTGAAGCAGAAGTTATTTTTGCTGGAATTGGAAACTATTATGTTTCAACAAATACTTGGGTTTCTGTCAAGTATCCGACAGGCATTCAGACTGGGGATTTGATAATCTTGCACATAGCATCATCTGAAGATTATGCGCCAGTATCGATAAATGGATTTACACAAGTGCCAACGAATGCCAATCACTCAAGAGTGTATTACAAAGTTGCGGATGGATCAGAGTCTGGAAATTTAGCTTTTGCTTGGTCTAATCAGAAACCCGCAGCAATCATGACACTATGGCGTGCATCTGTGGCTAGCTTAGTTGTTGGGATTGAATCTCAAACAATAACTTCTCACTCACCACAGCCGGAAAACATACAAACATACTTCGAAGCACCCATTGTTTCAGCAACAGCAATGCAAGCTGAGATTATTACAATTTCAGGCATCATTTCTTCTGCTGATTCTCAAGTAAATAATGCAAATTACATTAAATTGACAGATTCAGTAACATCCATGAGATTCGGAATATTTTATAAGAAAGGCTCCGAAATTGAAGCGGTTGCTATTAGGCGTCAAAACGCCCCGATAGGGAATTATGAGCATTATAGGGTTAGCCGAATAATATTGAAAATTGAGTAGCACCCAATAGGGTGCTTTTTTATTGCCAAAAATAAGGGGGATTTATGACAAAAGGAGAAATCAATGGAGTTCCTTAGTCAAGTTTTAGAGAGCATCAAAAGTCATTCACATATCCTTTTTACGGGAGTTTTGGGTGCGACTTTTGGCTTTCTATTAAGCAAGGAACCGGCTCGAGACCGCTGGATAGGGTTTTTTGCCGGCTTCATTTTATGTGTGGTTTTTGCTGAACCAGCAAGCTTATTTCTTGCAAATGGCAACTACCCCGAACTATTTGGTTTTGTTTTAGGTGCGGCTGGTAAGAGTACAGCTGAAGCATTACTAAGTCTGGCCCGATCAAGAATCCTTGGTTTGGTCAAGAAGGAGGATGAAGATGCTGGTAATCATCAGTAAGACAGCATTGATATTATTTATAGTTTCTTTTGCAATCATGGTATTCCACCCAAGAATACAACTACCAAAGCATATTGATTTCCTGTTGATGTTATCAATCTTCTTTGGAGTGGCGCTTTTTGTCAAAGATGACTACACCCCAAGTCCAGCCGGCACACTTTTCTATACAACCGTAAGCATTGTAATCGCACTCTTTACCCGACAACTCTATATCTGGGGAAAAGGTGGCGCACGACCAAAATTCTTTAAATGGGATAAAGACAATGAGTAAGAATTTAACCACTGCTCAAATTGAAGCTCAAGCGAAGGCGCTTGGTGTTGAAGTTGCTGCTCTCCGTGCAGTTATAGAAGTTGAGTGCAAAGGGGCTGGCTTTAATCCAGATGGTACACCAGTAATTCTTTATGAACGACACAAGTTCTATGAAGGTCTGCAAGCAATTAACTGGATTACTAAATCAAAAGAATGGTCCAAGCAGTTCCCAGATTTATGTAATCCAGCGCCTGGAGCATATGGCAAATATTCAGCACAGCATGACAAACTGGAGCGCGCAGCCAAGCTTAATCGTGAAGTGGCATTGGAGTCCTGTTCGTGGGGAATAGGGCAGGTCATGGGATACCACTGGAAATCTTTGGGCTACCCAACATTACAAGCATTTATTAATGCAATGTATAAAGATGAAGCCAGCCAACTAGAAGCAATGTGTCGATACATTAAAGTGAATGGTTTAATTGGTGCACTTAGAAATAAGGATTGGAAGGCATTTGCTAGAGGCTACAATGGGTCCATGTATGCAAAAAATAGTTATGACGTTAAATTAGCTAAAGCATATAAGAAGTGGTCCGCATGAGGCTGCTTCTCCTTATATCCTTCTTTCTCTCCGGCTGCACAACACACTCAATCCCACATAAATTAAAATACCCTTATTTCATCGTACTCATTAGTTGATTTAGAGCCTCATCCAAGCTATCCAGCTTATTTGCTTCCTTATACTCTGTAAGTTTTTTCAATGTGCCTTCATTTACATAAAAGGCCCGTTTCTTAAATCCTTTCTCAAGCATACGGCTGTGTCGTTCTTTCTGACGTTCTGCTGCTGTACTTGCCAT